GATCCATTCTGTTTTTAATTTTCTTTGATTGGTATAGGTGTCCTCGTCTGTTGTTGCATGACGCGCACGCTGCTACCAAGTTGTCTGCTTCATGTCCACCACCTGCGTCTACTTCGATGAGGTGATCGGCTGTGAGGTTCTCTGTTGATCCGCACCAATGGCAGCTGATGCCGGGTTCTGCTAGGAGTCGGCGGCGGTTGCGTTGGTATTCGGGGTGTTGGTGTGCTTTACCCATTACTAACGCGCCCTTCGGGCTTGTTCTCGTTTAGTTGTGTTTCTTCTCATGTCGGGTTTCCTTTGTTGAGTTTTCTTTAATGTAATTCTATCTGATGTGTGTGACAAGACAGAGTGATGATGCTCACCCACGGGATGCCTCACTCCGTTACCTTGCTCATCTAGTCGATTATGTTTACGACTCGCCTCGACGCTTTGCCCTCAACCTTTCGTGTTGCAGGTTTTGGGCGCGCCGATCAAACCAAGTTCCCTTGGATTAGCCCCGTCACTTGCGACAGTGATACGGCCTTGCTACTAGCCAGTTGTAAGAGGGTTTACTTTCTATCAGACCGCCATAAGAGGTATCCACCTAACATTGTTAGAGCAAGTACGCCCCATACTGTGCGGCTCATAGTTTCATTCCTTCGATGACTTTAGAAGCTTGTACACCTGTCAATGTCTCTACCACAACATCGTTTACACCTAGCGCTTTGTGTATGTACTCGAGGAGTTGCATATCATCCCAACCTTTACCGCGCTGTAATGACTTCATAAAGCCAATCTGTTTAGGTGTTGCATAGCCGTTGGTTTGTGCCGGGGCAGAGTTAATGCGATTTACTTTCTCCATCTCTGTACTTGATGCACGCTCGCCTGTGTGCCCTATTGGACTGTTTGAGATCATTCGTCCGATTGCTGATGTTTCACAGTTTTCTAAGAATGATGTTTTGTTTACTGGACTGTTGCCAAATACTTCTTCGGCGTATCCTGTGGCGATCATTCTGTCTTCGTTGTTAAAACCTTCGCACCTGAATATGACGGTTGATCCGTCGTAGTGATGCAATGTTGTGATGATGCGTCCGTTGTCGTATTTTGCCCACCATCGTTCTAGGCGTTGTGCGACTGTTTCGTAAAGCGCTAGATCAAAGTGTGCCATCAGAGCGCCATCCAAACTATTGCCATGTTGCCAGCCTGTGTTGGTCGTTCAACATCTGTTTCAACTACTAGACGGTCTTTGACAAGTGATCCGCGTGTAGGTCGTACCGTGTTGCCTGATATGCCCAGAGCGTTTTCAATCTCTTCGTCTGTCGCGCCGCCACACTCAATCAGGTAGTCGTAGATGCGTTTACGATATGTACCGGTGCGAGGCAAGGCGCGTAGTGCAGCTGCGGCTGATGTCGGTTTGGCTGATGGTGAGATCGTCACCGTGTTGCGCTCGATCAAGCGTTCTCGGTAGCCCTCTAAGCCGTTGGATGGATGGAACATTTGCATTTGGTCACTCATTTGATGGGTTTCACTTTCGTGCATGCTTTGAGGTCGGGATGACACCAAAGGATTTTGGTCGGGTTGGTTGCATGGCGTGTGCCTTTCATCATTAGATCACATTTTTTACAGCGCGTTAATAATGTTGATTGCGGCTCGAAGTACCGAGGCGTTGAAACGATTTTGTTCACCGCCAATCGTCATATGTGCGTCGTACATGATTGTGAGTTCGTCTAGCAGAATTGAGTGGTCAGGTCGTTTTGATGGTGCGTGTGATGGGCGTACTATTTCGTCTATCAGGTTGTTATATACCTGTCCCATTTTGTCGCTGTAGTTATCGGGGTACATTCGTCGGGTCTCCTCTGTTATGCCGTGGTCTGTGTATGGTTGGTCGCTCATGGCAGCGTAGGAAGGTTCCAAGGCGACCAACCACCACTATGTTGCCATATGGCTAGTGCGGAGATGATGTTTTTGTCAGGGTAGAACAGGTCGTCGCATTTGGTGATGAGTCCTTTGGCTTGTAGCCAACCGTTGGGCCATGCTTTGGTTTTGTTGCACCATACGCCGTTGATTTGGAATAGTCCTCGACTGCCGCCGTTGCTGTCTTCACGGTTGAATGACAGTGGGTTGCATCCTGATTCGCGCATGATCACTCGAGCGATGGTTGGTGCCTCGGTTGCAGGCCATCCAGCCGAAAGAGCGTCAGCGACATGAGCTGTGCAGCCTTTGACAATGGTCGTGGTCGTGACTGGAATGGTGGGTACGACGCTGGTTAGCACGATGGTTTGTTGACCGTTGATTACTGGTTGGCTGTCAGGCGCTTTACTAGCCCCTATGAGAAGAGTTATGGCTGATAATGCACCAACACACCAAACTATGGTTTTCATCATTAAATCGCTCATTTTTGGAAGTCCAGTTCTGTAGGTACGCCCCAACTGTCGCCTGCCAATGTTCGGAAAGCGATTTGGGCGCGGATGATTTTGTGGGTGTCTTCGTGTCGAAAGATCTGTACAAGGATTTCTTGTCCGTTGTCCATCGAGCATCGACCGACTTCGTAGATGAAGACTTTTGTTTCGCTCATGTTTGTACTCCTATCGTCGGTACTTCGACCATAGAGGATCTGTGTGCGTTATTGGGGGATTTCGGCGAACACCCTCTGAAAGGCTTGTTTTACGGCGTTTGGGTTGTCTGCCATTGAAGGCGATATCTCAATGTGTAGCCAGTCGCCACCCGGTGCGCCGTGGATCTCGGGTTTGCTGTATGACTTCCATGCTTGTCGATCACAGCGCCAGCCGCGCCCGAACGCTTTAGGAAAGTAATCAAGTACACACTCAACACCAAGCGCGTTGGCGTTGGCAAGAACGATGTTGATGAAAGCGATTGAGCCTTTGCGGTTGGCTTTCTGATGTTGCTCTGACGGGCGATAAGACAAGTCGACTGCTCTGCCTGTGGCGTGTACCGATAATGAAGTTTCTGATCCGCGCATCATGCGTATACCCCATGAGCCGTTATTCCAGAAAGCTCCGTCACCGTAGTGAATGGCTTGCCTGATCCATTCGTCCATACCGGCGCGTGGGCCTTTAGCTTCGCCGTCACTGTTACCCGTGTACGGTTTTGATCCAATAATTTTAGGGTTGGCTGGTATTACTGCCATCGGCAGGCTTTCGTTTAAGTCCGTTGGCAGCTACAAGTCCTGAAAGTGTGCCTGTCATAAAGATTGAAAGAGTCTTTAGTAGGTCTATGAATGCTGCATCGTTTGGGGCTTGCTCAACGGGTTGATCGACAAACAACAGCCCGTACACAAAACCGATTACTGTCATTGCAAAACAGATTGCGATGGTGCAACCTACAAACACGATCATGCGTGCGTGTAAGTAGTCGATTTCTGATCGGTCTTTAGCCATTGTCGCATTGCCTTATCGTGACGCAATGTGCAGGTAATGCACTGTTGCGTACAGTTTTTTTGCCAGCGTTTGAGCGTGTGTGTGTGCAAGCGATCAGGATAAATGCGAGCATGACACTAGCCAAGTAGTAACGCGACTTCATTAGTTGCAATCGACTTATTGGCGGTCATCAACTTAGTTTTCCGTAATCAGGGTCTGCGTCTAATTCAGCAGTTTTAGCGGTGATTGCATCGTCTGTCGGCCGTAACGATGGGTCATCTTCCCATATCAAATTAGGTAGTTCAGTGCCCGGCTCAAGTAACCGCCAAGTTGTATTAGGTGCTAATTCGCGTACTGCATTTCCAATGTTGCCGTTGTTAGCCATTTCACGCCACCTTCATAATTGTGATGCTGCTGTAAATTTCGTTTACACCAAAACTGTTTGCAACGCCTAAACCGTTTGTTGCAACACCAGTTTGCACTTGATATTGAAGTTCAATGTTTTTTGATGCAGCCAAAACAAAAAACCCTTGTATTGTGCCGTCAATGGTCGCGCTGGTTGCTGGCGGTGCGTACATGCTTCCACCTAATGCTAAATCTGTACTGTCACTAGTGTTCCTAATTTTTGTTGCGTAATACCCTGATTGAATTATTGGTGATCGAGCCAACACATAAAAAGTTCCTGCGGGCAAAGTAATCACACTTGACGCAATAGAACAACCTGAAATGTCGTTTTTGACCGTTGTGTTCAATGTGCGTTTAAGAAAAGAACCTGAAGTAGATGTCCCACCGTTAGTCCCTGACGCTTGCGTTTCGTTAAACACGGCCATTGTTATACTTGCTGAAGCTGTCACCGCATCTGGAAACCAAACTGCCGCCGATGAACTAGTGAAATACAACTGACCGCCAGCCCACGCAACCAAGGCCAACGGGCCAGCACTCGTCACCGTTGCCGTACCAGCCGTTACCGTACAAGTACCGCCACCATTCAAATTTTGGATACGCAAACTTTGACCAGCACTGAATAAACCTGTGTTCACGGTGATCGTTGTATTTGATGCGCTTGACATCGTAATACGGCTTCCAGCGTCACTTGCGACAAGTGTGTAGTTGGCTGTCTTAGCCGATACAGGCACTTCCGTAATGGCGTTAAGTTGTGCACCTGTTAGCACAGCCCCTGAAACGAACGGAAAAGGCGAAGTCATAATCTTTATCCTAGAACATTGGTTGAGTCGATGATGCCATATACCGAGTCATTAAGTACGAGCTGGTAAACGATCGTGGTTGGGGCTGTGTAGTACGAGACTTCGTGACCGCCTGACAAGGTAAGGCGATGCTCAAGCCCTTCCACGGAAAGTTGTTGGGCTAATTGGGTTGAGGTGCTAGATCCTGTTTTGACTTGTTTTTGAATGGTGATCGTGTCGCCTACATCGACGAGCGCGACCGTGTCTTTTTGTGTTGTGGTCATGGCAGCAAACTTGGCATCTAAATAGTTGAACCGTGCGGCAGGTTTACCAACAATTAAGTACTGTGCGAGGGTCAAAGCCGATGCGTCGTCGTGTAGCAATGAGTCGCCGATCGAGATTGTTTGGATCAGATATTTGGCTTGGCTGGCAACATCGTCTGCGACTTGAGGCGATGCAGCCCCGGCATGAGTAACCGACGCACGGTTTTTTACTTGATCCGCTTGGAAAGATATGTCTACACCTTGGTATGGAATTGCTGTGCCGTCGTCATGGAAATCTGCGGACGATCCTGACAATGTGTTTCCAACACGGTTTTCAAATACGAATGTGCCGTCACGGTTGATGAATACTCGACCTTGTTCGGCTGTGTTTATTTGATTGGCGTATGTAGCAGCCGATGTTCCGTTGGCAACTTTGTATGCAGCTGATCCGCCTAGGGTTGTTGTGCCAGCGTCCAAAGTCTTTGTGCCTGTGTACGCAACTTCGGGCAAGGCAAGAAGGTTGGCTATGCGTGTACCGCTTAATTCTTCGGTGACATTCCATTCAGCAAGGTAGGTCTGTGCGAGCAAATAAAAAGCGTCTGCACAGTTGACAGCGATTGTGTCTACGCCGCCAAGGTTGTAGGTGTAGTCGTAGTTAACGATGTAACCGACCCATAGGTATTTTTTTACGCCTGCGTTGTTGTATCGAGAGAACCTGACTTTGCGTAGTGGTGCTAGTCCAGGCTGATTGTTGGCAGGGTTGTAGTAAGGACTGTTTGTATCAAACGGGTTGAATACTCCGCCTGCAAGTGTGTCGTTGAGTACAAAGTTCATTGTGCCGAAAGTAAATTGGTCTCCGATGTCTCGTCGACCTCGCTTGGCGTTCAATGACATTGTGCCGTTCATGACCGATGCGTACTGTGTCGTACCTGTCAACACATAATCGGTGTTGTTTAGTACGCCTTTGGTTGTGTCATCAAGTGTGAAACCGTCCCATAGATAGCCTGTGTCAATTTCTAGGTCGTAGTTACCTGACTCAATTACTGTATAGCCAGCCATTAGGCAACCAAGATTTGTGCAGGGCCGTTCGTGCGATTGAACGCTCTAATGGCGTTGACTACTGCTTGACCAATATCTGAACTTGAGTCAAGTCCGCCTGTGACATTGATTGTGATGTCTTGTTTGATATCTTGACCGATTCCGCCTTCTAAGAATCCTTGCAAAGTTTCAAGGCTTGGCCCAATGGCAGACAATGGTGCATCTACTGCGTTTATTCCACTACCTAAGAATCCTTGACCGAATCCTTCTTGTGACATCGAGTATTGGCTCGCAGCTGCGGTTGCGGCTGATCCACCGCCTGTTGCGGTTGCAGCGATTGCGGCAATGTCTGTACCTAATCCACCACCCGTTGTTGCTCCGACACCGCTTTTTGGTGGGTTTGCTGGGGCAAAGATTCCCAAACCGCTAGAGGGATTGTAATCTCCTGTACCAAAGTTTGGTACAGAGATACTTGGTATTTGTGGTGCTGTAAATTGTGGAATGTCTTTAAACGGATTTAAATAATTAACTGCGGTTATTGCTTCGTTAACAATTTCGTATATGCCTTTTACAACAATGTTGACTACGGACGCTACAGAGTTGGCTACGGTTGCAATAGTTGCACCTAAGAAAGACACAAAGTCTTTAAACGGTTGAATTGTTTCTCTAACTGCTCGAGGGCCTTCTTTAAACAATTCATATACTGCGCCAATTGTTATTGCAATAATTCCTAATGCCGTTGCCAATGCGCCAATGCCACCGCTTCCAGCCGCTAACACAAACGAGTCGCCCAACGCTATGTTGGCTAATTTAACAACGATCTGTAAACCGTTGTACAGTTTCATGGCAACATTGGCTGCAACAATTGCGCCAGCAAAACCACCAACCACTGCTATGAGTGCGATCAAAACATCTGTGTTTTGTCTTGCCCATTCAGCCATTGATTGCAGTATTGGTACAAGTTTTTCAATGACTGGAAGAAGAGCTGCGCCGATTGATTCTTTAGTTTCGTTTAATGATTGTTGTAGTCGAGCAAAGCCACCTGCGGATGTGTCGGCTGCGGCTTGTCCTGCACCACCAACCGAATTAGTCAAGGCTTGCATGATTTCATCGGCGGTACTTGACTTATCAATTACGCCTTTAAGAGATGGATCTAATTTGAACAATGCCGTTGTCTGACCTGCTAAAGCTTTAGATACTGCCATCGAGGCAGTCTCAAGGTCAATATTTTTAGCAACCGACAAGTCGATCACATTGGTCATGGCTTTTTGTGATTCTTCTAAAGACCCGGTAGCGCGTACAAGGTTGGCAAACGCTGGACGCAACTGATCGTCAGCCACGCCGTATTGCATTTGCATTTTTGTAATAAGATTTTCGGTTGACTTAACTTGTGCATCAGTTGCGTTTGTTGTGTTCTTCAACTGATTAGCAAGAAGTACTTGCGATTTCTCGTCTTCAATTGCGGCTTTTGTAGCAAGACCAAGACCAGCCGCTAAACCTGTGATTGCTGCTAGAGCAGGTACAAAGGCTTTCTTAAGAGCAAAACCTGTCTTAGCGCCAGCGCCTTGAAGGTTGTTGAAGTCTTTGAGTGCTTTGTCTACACCCTTAGCGTCATAATCAGAAACAATCGGTATGCGAATCATATGATCATCAGGTTTCTATTGAGTTCATCCATAACGGACTCAATGACGATAAGCATGTTGGCTTCAACTTCGGCAGTTTTGCCGACTGCTGCAGGCCACATGACGCGAGATGGGCCGCCAGCGTTAGCAGTCAAGTTGCGAATGAAGGCTTCTCCTCGAGCGTCTTTGCCGCCTTTTTTTCCTGCCATGTCAATGATTGATGCAGCCGCATCTTTTTGAATAACACTGATAACAGACAAAGACTTTTTGCGTGTATCCACTTTGACACTTACGCCTTTGACCGCTTTGCTTTGTGTGTACGGAAACTTTGCTACGCCACCGATACCCCAATTTGATGCCATTCCTGACAAGTATTGATTTGGGTATTTGGCTTTGGCTGCGTCCATGATTGGTGCAGCTGCTTTGCCAGCGTCCTTGGTGAATTGTCGTCGAGCGACCGGGTCAATACTGTTCAGTTCTTTAAGCGTTTCTTTCACGCCGTAAACTTGAACTGTTGTGGTGACCTTCATTGGTTGCCTCTCGATGACTTGTTTAATATCGTAATCACCGTAAGCAGGTCACGCGCGTCAAAGGGAATATCTTGGGGCCAGTAACCAGTTGCCGCTAGCAGTTGCGCTAACTGATAACGGTAGTGACCCCTTCCGTAGGGTTTGGGTTTGTATGATCCTCAACCTCAATATCAACTTCAGGATGTTGTTTCAACCATTCTTGCCAAGTCAAAGGGACTTTGTCTCCAGCAAGTTTGCAAAGCATATGAGCCCAGCAAGCCATGTCTGATACACCGATACCTCGACCGTCAGAGATTTTGCGTCCCTCTAAGCGTTCCCATTCAGCAATGACAAACAGGTTGGTGTTAAGTACTCGAGGGCCTGTGCCGTCTTGTAGATCTATTTTGAGTCGTAATTTCATAACTGCCTTTCGTGTCGGGCCGAGTCAGGCCGTGATTATGGTGTGACGCTGACGCTGTAAACGCCGCCAGTGAAAGTTATATCAATCGTGTCAAGTGCGCCAAGTTGCGCGTTGATGATCGGCAAACTGGACAAATATGCGCCAGTCAAAGTGCTAATTGGGTTAGTTGCTGAAGTGGCAACAGAACTTGGTTTTGCGGTAACAACTACTTGAGTGCCAACAAGTGCTTTCAACGATGCGTAAGTTTCTGATGCGGCAAAAGAGTTGTACAAAGTCACTGTCAAAGTTGAATTTTCAAGACCGCCAACATACGAACGGCTACTTGTGCCAAAGGCTGTTGCTTCAAGTTGTTCAATTACGCGAGTGAATACAGCTGCGGTGCATTGATCGGTGAGGTCGATGGATGCGATCGTGATGACTGGATTCGAGAGCAGTGTGGAAGTGGACATGGCTTAATTCTCCTCGGTAGGTTCTAATTTGACTTTAGATGATTTCTTTGGCTCTGTTGTGGATACAAGAAAGCCACCGTCGATCAAAGCCTCAACATTGACACCTTCAATGGGTGTGTATTCGTCGCCAACTTTGCCGAGCCTTGGGGATGCGATAATTAATTTCATGCTGATTGAGATTGTATGTTCAGGTTGAGTTCGTATGCGGGATATGTAGCCCCACCGATTTCGAGGGTTATTGGATGCCCGTCAGTAATTGCCACATTTGCCCCAAGAAGTAAAGCGGCAGTGGAAAGCAACGATCGCAACGAATCAAGGTTCGCTGGGCCTGATGAAATCAACTGGATTGGAAACGACATTTTGACGATCTTTTTAGACCATGCCGTAAACGATGGTGCGCCGATCAGAGCAGCCCCTGTACCCGGCACAATGTTTCTAGGGTCACTTACTACCTGCAAGCCCGTAACGCTTCCCAGAAGGCTCTGTAGATCGTCTATGGCCTCATTAAAGAGGTCGGTATAAGCGGCGACAGCCATCAGGCAACCGCTGGACGGTTCAAACCACAGAGCTGCATAATGATCGGTGACAGTCCTGTGACTGGCGCTGACCCCATTTCAGTAAACGATGCGAACTGATCTATCGAGCCGCGTTGACGGTACAGAGCGCCACCGTACATGATCGTTCCCAAAGTGACATCGCCTGATGGGCTAGTCGTAAGCGAGTCAAAATAGCCTGCTTCTTGTCGACGACGGTAAATGAACTGATTAGCAGCTGCAGCGCATTGCGTAATGAAAGTTTCGTCAGCAACGGTTGCTACTGCGATCCCTAGCCATGCTTCAATTTGCGCGGCTGTAATCCAACTGCAAACTTGTGAGTAAGCAATGGTGCCTGTGTTGATGACGACCCAGTTGACATTTGCCCCGGTGCAGGCATACAAAACTTGGTTTTGCATTGGTCGAGTGCGATCAAATAAGAGTTCGCCTGTGACGCTGTTGACTCCCGTGAAGTAATACTCGGGAATTTCCAAGATTTGGAATGTGCCGTTGAATGGTGTTGCAACTCCAGCAACTGTCATCGACTGACCAACAACGAAACTATTGGGCTCTAGTGTTCGCAGTACGGCGTAATTTGATAACAGTTGCTTGGCGCTGACATTGTAAGTCTGTGTCATGGCGGTAAAGCCGCCTTCCGATTAGTCGGTAACGACGATGGACTGTACGAACTGGCTGTTCGTTGGGTTAGATCCAACCGTCTGGAAGAAGGTTGAAAAGTAACCGTAGTAACTGAAAGTGCGACCCAAAAGATCTGGGTTGTCGATCGAGCGCATGCCTTGCTGGGCTTCGTAGATCTCGCACGCTGGAGCGTGAACAATCAACATTGTTCCGCTTGGCAAGTTGCCATCAACGATCAAGTCAAGACCCAATGGGTTCATGCCTGACCACGATGTTGCGTTGCCTGCACCGAGTGTGTTCTGACCGTTAAGGCCTGCAGCGCCGACACTTGGGAAAATTGGTCGCTTGTTTGAATCCAACTGGCTGCCAAGGTAGTACCAAGTTGAAGGGTCAACGATCATGTGTGTTGGGAACAAGTTGGTGGTTGCCGAGATGTTGGCAGCTGCACCATAGATTCCGTTCATCAATGATGTGATGTCGCCTGTGGTGACAGTCCATGTGTAACCCGATGCTTGCTTTGCTGCGACAAGTGCGTTTGCTGCAATGGTGTCGGTCTGTTTTAGATATTGCCCGGCAAGGTCGTCTAAAATCACTGACATGGAATTTGGGTCTGTGAAATCGAGAGTTTGTTGAGCAATGAAGATTGATCCAGCAACAGTCTGACGAGCAACCGAGTTTGCATCCAAGATCATTGTCTGTGATGCAACTTGTGTTCCCTGTGTTGACTGTACGCCTGTCACTGTGTGTTGTGAGATCGTTGGGCGTGTAAACGCGATGCCGTTGCCGTTTGGCATTGCACGAGTTCCCAAAGCGGAAACAATTGGGCGAATGTAGTTGTAGTTCTTGAACACTGGCCCAAGAGTTGGAACTGGCAAAAGACCCGGTGTATCGGTGGTGAGATCTTGTGCTGATGCTGCTTGCAAAGCCGATTGGCCCGAGCGTGCAGCTTCGCGGTATGCAGCGTTCACTTTGGCGAATGTGTCTCCGCCGATGTGCATTGCTGCGAGGTATTCTCCAGCGGATGGCATAACAAAGGCGCGCTTTGGTTCTGCAAATACGACTGGTGAAGTTGGAATGGTTGCCTCTACTGGTGTTGCTTCGGACATGACTGGGTTCTCCTGTGTAGGTTCTTGGATTTCATTATTGTCTGTAATTTGTTCTTCGTGGTGGATACTCTCATCGGCTGATGCCGCGACCTGTGTGATGATCGCATCGGCGAACGCTGGTCGACCTGTCACCAATGACAACTCCAACCAATCGGCTGCTTGTACGAGCATTGTTCCGTCTTGCATCATCTTAAACTTGGTTGGGTTTACGCCCACAGAAACCGAGTCAATTACGCCGTCCATAGCCAAGACCATGGCTTCATCTCCTGCTGCGGTTTTGCTAATTTTGGCTGTAAACATCATGCCTTGTGGCGTGTCTACGCGCTCGGAAACGATGCCAACGGCCTGTGATGAGTCGTGGTTCATGTAGAGCTTCGGGGATTTGCCTTCAGCGGAAAGCGACCCCGGCTCAAAGATTACCTTTGTACCGTCCGACACTGTTGCCGCTACGCCGTAAGGAACAGCGACTCCAGACACCGAGCGTTTTGGTGCAGCGCCTTCGATTGGTGCTGATGCGTCGAGTGTGAGATCGGTTGAAATTAGTTTGATCATTGCATTACTCCTTGGTTTTGATTTGTTGGCATTGGCATATCGTCCATGTCATCTTCTTCTGTTTCGAGGATCTCTGACAGATAATCGTCGATGTCGAACCTGACACTCGTACCTTTTGGAAGTTGCATTGACAAAGTTTCTGCAATGCAATTCATGTAGGCGCGTGCGCCGAACACATAAAGGTCTTCGCGTGCGCCTTGGTTACTTGTGTACGAATATGAGCCGATATCTAATCCAGCGAGGAAGAATGGCACATTGCATAGTCGTGCAGCTTCTTTTGCTTGGAAATCGGCAGCTTCAGATAACAACATTTTGGATGGGTCTGTACCTGATGGTTGCCAGTCCACATATTGGTTGAGTGCTGCAGTCTGGTTGCTCATGCGCGCGGCGTTGAAATTGCTTGCCAATTCTTGCAAACCAGCCGAATCAAGCGGCTCACCAGATGTTTGTTTCAAGATTCCTGCAGGGATACTTGATGTTGCGTTGCGTAAACGCGCCTGCTCAAGTGCCAACGATGTTGCAACGATTTGTGGTGACTGATACAAGATGCCTTGGATAGGTGAGATGAATTGCACAACATCTTCTGTAGGGATTTGTGCGCCTTGAAAGAAGATTTGTTTTGATGTTCCGTAAGCAAAGACAGGACCGGTCATGTCGAGTGTGCTGCACATCGCGGCAGGCAAACGGCTATAGGACGCAGCAAAACCGTCAGCGGTGCGTGATGAAATCCACAAAAACGCACGACCAAAAAAGAACAAATCATCAAACAGCCATGCCATAAACGCTGAATAAGTGAGTTGTGGGTCAGGTTGTTTCAACCATGAACGCGGTGCAATCTCGATTTCTTCTTCGTCCATTGTCATTTCGTTCCAGCGCGTCTGGTACATCTCTAATGGTGTGCAGGCGACAACAGATGCCAACAGATCTCGTGACCTTGAGATAGTGCTGACACCCATTGCTCTGTTGCGTGCGTCGCCCGAGATGTATGAGTAATACTTTCCGATCGAAGCTTCACCTGCTGCGTTACCTGCATAATACATTCCACCTGCGGCAGCCTTCACGGAAGGATGCTCGGTCTCTTGAGGCGAGATAGCGGCTTTAGTGACTCGATTGAATAATGCCATGGTAAGAGTGTGCCACAAGAAAGCGGTTTAATGGTGGCACTCGCCCAGTCGACAAGCGGTATCCCGACGATAGACAAGCAAGTGAACGAGTGCCAAAGTGATCCTAGTTACCGTGAGAAAGCGATAACGGGTTTCCCTGTAATTTGTGACCTTGATGCGAGAGCTGCCGCCCAGACCGTACAGCGTGCCAACTCAATCGGCCCCGGTGAGCGCTGGCTAGACAATGCAATAGAGCCTTGTGATCTGACTGCAACTGCACGCTGGATATGTTCAGCAAGTTGAGCCGATCCGTCGTGGACTAGACGCTTCTCGTTGATCATGTTTCGTACTGTTGGCGTGTACTTTAAAATCTCAGAATAGCCAACAATGATCCGTCGATCTTCTAATCTGACAGGCCAATGAATGTCAATAGATGGCGAGATAGCAAACTTGACTGTTGGGTCAGCGGACAGTCGATCTATTTCCAGCATGACTTGTACAAAACTGTCGCAAACAAACTCAACTTTTACAACCGTTTTTTTGTCTGCTAGTTGCACCGCTCGAACACCGTAATATCTGTTGTCGTCCATTGAAGTTTCTAAAGCAATGACCGAGTTTGTTAACGGTATGTCACCATCAAACTTAAGAGCAGGCCATATGCCCGATGAGATCCATCCTTTATCGCTGGCTACCCATAGGTTGACAGAGGCGCGTAAGAATTGGGCTCGATCAGGGTTCTCCGATTCGGCTTGAATGGTTGACATCTGAATAGTGCCATAACCCAAACTTGGGTTTCCATAACACCATGCAGCAGGCGTATTTGGATCAAGATCAGGCGGTGGACTCCATTCAGCCATATACAACGATGAGGGTTCACCCTTGTCTATTGACCGTAAACCCTGTTCTCTCCATTTTTGGAAACTTGTACTGGCTTCCGTACCAGCTGTTGACCAACAAGAAAGCAAAGGCGATTTCTTGGCACGCATAGAAGGTATAAGACCGCCGTCAATAGCGGCTGGCGCAATATCCCACAGCTCATCAACTATGACAAGATCGTTAGAAGTTCCGTGACCTGTAGAAGGTTTGGCAGCTCTAATTGTCCAGCGTGATCCGTCTGGCATTTCTACTGCGTTACGCCCATACGCTCTAATTACCTTGGCTGCAAACCTAATTTCCAATGTGTCTGCGAGCGCGTCAAACAAACTGACTGCAAGGTCAAGTCGGTTTGCTGTGGACAGCACAGTCTGTTTCTTTCCTCGTATTTTGGGCATTTCTGTAAGCCACCAACCGACAAGCGCCCCCAGTGCAACCGTTTTACCGTTCTGTCGAGCAGTCGACACAAGCGAAGTACGATGCAAAAGATCACCGTCTTCATTGTGCATAAGCTGACCGCGCAAAGCGTGAACCTGCCAAGGCATAAGCGTTATATCCATATGCTCTAAAGCCCAATCCTTAACCGCGTCAGCGTAAGACCCGGCAGCATCGGGCAGAACCGTTTCTAATCGGGGCTGGTCATGCCCAGTCAGCGCCAGTTCGGGCTGGTCAGGGCTACTAGATAAGGAAG